TCCCCGATCGCCCGCACGCGCATCGCCACGCCTGATTGCGTTCCAGCGAACGAATTGAGGGAGTACGTGCAGGTATATGTGAGCGTAGCATTCGTCAGCCACAGATCGAGATATACTTCAACCGGCCCGGTTTCGAGTGGCGTGAATGTCAACGTGAGCGTTTGCAGTCCTGCGCCAGATGACGATTGAGAGAGATCCGCCCCTACACCTGCAATGGTGTTGCCGAGGATTTTGAGTGCCGCGATAAGGGCTGCATTGCTAGGATTGACAGCGAGCGAGACCGTGTACTGTACGCCAGCGACACGGCATGCGATCACGCCTACCTTGTGACGCATGGGGAACAGTAGTGATGCATTGACGTTGTTGACTGCAATTGTCCATGTGGGAATAGCGAAGGTAGCGTAGCCCATCAATGGATAATATGCACGATTGTCTCCCGGAACTCCTCCGAACCCCTGAACCAGAATGCCCTTAGATCCCCAGTTGGAACTGGTGTGTATGACAGCAGAATCGGTGGTCAGTAGGTTTTTAAATCGTGCCCCGTTGAACGCGCCATTTACAGCATACGTTGACATTGTAGCTAAAGAGGCGGTTCCATTCAGAGACATTGACGTATTAACAAAAAGACAGTCGGCTGTTGTCTGTTTTAAGCCAGTATTCCCACAATTGGCAAAAATATTTCCTTTTGAAGTGAATGAGGAAAATATTGTTCCGCCAATTGCTGATATATTTGATATGCAGGTAATGCCGTAACAATTTCGTGATCCCATGCCTCCGGCCACCGATATTCCATTACTATATGATCCTCCGTTCATTGATATAACATGCTGTAAGGTGGTTATACCAGCGATACAAAGAATTAGTCCACCATTAATACCACTAACAGCATGGGAAGTTATGACAATATTTCTTACAAGAGTTTCAACAGTTGAAGCCGACCCATTCGTACCAAAAAAGGTAAACCGAACGAAACCAAATCCACCATTCCAGTGTATGTAGCTGTGCTGAAGATAGAGTAACCCAGAACTATTTCTCCAATTTATTACGGAAACTCCAGTTATCGTGTCAACTCCACCTGGGGATGTCCAACCACCAGAAACATTTATTAGCAATGCAGCAATCCCATTCCCTCCGGTCGTATCGGCTACCGTGGACCAGTTTGCGGGTATAGGAGGCAGTATAGGAGTGAAGTACCAGATTTCAACTGTTTCGTCTGTGCCATAATAACCTCGACCATTATTCCCTTGATTAGCTGCGTCATTATCGATTTCGATTCTATCTGTAGCAATTTGAAAACTCTTGATTGTAAAGAAATACCAGCTTTCATCATCGCCCATGCATTTCCACGTTGCCGCACCGTCAACAATTGTCTGTGCTGCAAAACTACCGAGATCTCCGAGAACCGCGTTATCCCAAATGGGTTCAGTCGCACCACATTGCCCGCCAACTGTGCATTTATAGTAACATTTTGAATGATATGCCCAAGTTGGCCGTCTAATATCATTGAGCGCCACAGTTTCGCTGGCTGTCCATTGCGTTTTCCACGGTTTGTGGAGCACTGAGTTGAGATCGAAACCTGCGATTGTCGCATAGAATGTATCGAATACCCAAACAACACTAGCGGCAGGAACAACCGCCCCAGTGTAAATTGCTATGGAGTTGATACCATCGGGGAGAGCACTACCATTGTCGATTCCGATTGAGGCGTTGCCATACCCACCCGCAGCAATCAAATCAGCCTGAGTGAGCGTCGCAACAACTCCAGTCACACCATCGTTTCCGGTACATAATTTGATAACCAGGGCATTGGCAAGCATAGCCCCCGTTGATGGCAGGCACCAAAATGTTAGATTCTGAAAAGCCGAAAGACTGAGATTTGAAACGACTTTGTATGCTTGCAATGTAGTTGCGTGGGGAGTTGCACCGAATGTAAGTGTAAGTTTACTGGCTGTTCCATTTTTTGTTATTCCCGCCCCATACCCAACCGTTGACAAATCGCCACCAGCGGCCTTGACCCAACCTGCCTCGCATGCGTCAATCAACTTTGCCTTTGTCGCGAGAACTCCTGCGCTGAGTTGGATGTATCGGTTTGGAGTGGCGGCGCTTCCCTTCGAAAATGCGCCTGTCACACCGAGATCGTTATCGGTACTGGCCTCAACGCGTACTTCATCGCCAGCAGTAACGATTGCCTCAGAGAATTTTCCCATGGCATTCGTTGTCCAATCGGCCCCAGTCTTCCCCGTTGCCGTGCCGTATGCGGCCTTGGAAATTCTGCGTATTGAGGGCATTATCCCACCTTCTCAATCGGCGTTTCAATCGGATCTGGTTTGATCCGAATTACAATCGACTTCGCGTCGAGATATGTCTCGGCCTGGCCTGGGTCCATGCGAGCCACTACCATATCCGCCACCGTCTCAGGGGTCTCGCCCGTCGCGGCAATGTACTCGTCAATCGCCGCGTTGAGCGTGTCCTCCGGCGTTGGCACGACAGGTTCCTCTATCGGCGCTGTTGCCATATCGTCGAGCCGCTGCGCCTCAGTGAGCACGTCGTCCGGGTTCGCGTCGGCGGGCATGTTAAGCGAGTATGCGCGCAATTCGTCGTCGCTCAGCACGCGCCAGCACTTGAGGCCGATGTGGTACTGTCCATCAACGAGTTTCATTTCACAACCTCATGAAAAATCTTGTCGCCCGCGACCGTCAGAAAATAGACAATCATACTTCCCATGCCCGCGATGATCCATGCTTTTATACCATTGACGGCTTTCCACAGTTGGTCAATGGCCTTTTCATGCGCGTCAAGCCGCGCGCAAAAACCGGAATGATCTGCACAATGGTTCATTGGTTCCTCATTTCGGATCATACTCAATATGAACATGATCCGCTTCCTCAACCACCTGTATCCCCGGACATTTCATCGTCACCGCCGTCTGTATGTCGTGCGCCGTCATTCGCTTCATTGGTAGGATGTCCACCGCGTCTCCCTGATAGTGCAGAGTCCCGCATCCATGCCGCCCGTCGCGCCCATGCGTGATGTATAAATCCTCGTTTTGCTTCGCTGCGATGCGCTCCAAAATCCTCAGTACGTTTTCAACTTCCCGACTCAGCGGCCCCATGAAACCAGGAGAGTTCCAGCGCATGGTTACCCCCGATGCTTTATCGCGTCCACCCCCGCATAGAGCGCGCCACACAGCGCCACGACCGCTGCCGCTTTGACTTCGGGCGGAATCGGTACGAAATGATCGACGACTAACACCGCAATCCCCACTGCGGCCACGAGCGCCGCGACCGTGATCCCCTTCGACACGTTCCGCTTGATGCTGTTAGCCATTTGTCCCTCCAAAGATTTTTTTTGGATCGTATCCGCAACGCCATTTCACCCACCCGGCGGCTTCCGCGTGCGCTTGAATTTGAAGCGGCGTTACGCCATACTTCAGCCACTCTACCGGGATATCCGCGCCCTGTGCTGTAAGCATGTGCGCTACAACCTCGGAACAGTATTCCGCCTTATCGTCACGGTCCTGATTCGGTGCGCCGAACATCTGGAGAAAAACCCGCCATTGATACGGCTTGCCGACGAAGCCCCATAGCAATTCGCTGATCTTCTCCTCGTCTTCGACCCGAAGCGATTGCGGTTGACAGACGCATACAACGTGACGCCCGGCGCGGCATTCCTGCGGATAGTATTCGATCTTCCGCCATGTGCAGCGCGGCCACGTCGCTTCGATGAAACAGAGATCGCCATCGTGCAGGTCCGGGGCGTTGTTGCAGATGTCGTATCTCAAGTCGTTGTTGTCGAGGATGTCCAGATATTCGTTCCTCCACCGCGCTACGTTCGCGCAATGGGACGCGATGTAGGGACTGAAGACATGGGCGAGTTGGTTCTCACCCAGCTTGATGATGCGGCCCAGCGGCGTGAGGGAGTCCGTGGTGCAGACGAATTGACCGACGCGATAGTCCATCAGTCGAGATTTCCTTTCTCGAATACGGATGCGCTTGCGCGATTGACGACTGCGCGCCCCCGATTGATGATCGCCGGCGTTTGCTTCTGCCAACGCGAATAGAAATCGAGATTGCCCTTGAGGACTCTGGGAATCGTCACCGAACTTACGCCGATCATGAGCAATGCATCGCGAGGGAATTTCCCGTTTGGCAGTCGCTGTGTCTTGTCGAAATAGTAGAGCTTTCCGTTCTTCTCTATGACTTCCAGGCGCTTCTGAGTTCTGCCGAAATGCGAATAGACAGTTGACCGCATTCCAGAATACAGGCTACCCTGTTGCCAGGGACCATTGAAACCGATGCGCTTCAGGTTTTCATAGATAGGGACTGGCATGAAGCTGTTTGTGGTTGTGCGCCCGCCCGTGTGCATGAGCTTCATGCCTTCGGTCAAGCGGTTCGGATGATTGAGCCCGGCGCCCGCGCGCATCGTCAGCGTGGCGATCGTCTCGCCATCCACGTAGCCTTTGAACAGATGAGTAATGCGCGTGCTCCAGGTGCCCTCTCGGCCGGACAGCTTCTTGTGCGCCAACGCCGACCGATACCCGGCGAAGATCTTTCCGCGCGATCCCTTGCCACCGATGAAGCGCGCCTTCTCATCTATCAACCATGCCTTGAGGAAGCGAGTATAGAGCGAGGGGGCGAGATGGATGCCCCTGTCGATATTGTCCTTGCCGTAGATGCATGCCTGAAATCGCGCCATTACGCAAGTCCCACTCTATGCGCGCCCTGGTCAGAGTAGATCAGTCCGGCGGCGAGGTAGGTGGTTTCGGCCACATCGTCGGCGCGCTTCTTGACTGCAAACCTGTCGGCATTGACAAGAACGGTGGGAACATCCGCGGTGGAGACTACAACGTCGATTGCGAACTTGCGGTCCTTCTCGGTTTTCCCGGATGGCGACGAGATCCCGCCGCGGTTGACAATGGCGGAGATTCGGACAGCGGAACCGCCGCTTGGGGTGTAGGTTATCGTTTCCTCAAACCCAACCCCGAGGGAGATTTCCGCCAATCTGTCGAAGTCTATCCCCATTATCCGTTGCTCCGGCTACGTGCTGGAAGAAGAACTCGAAGACGACGAGGATGATGACGAACTGCTTGACGAACTTGAGGACGAAGAACTGCTTGAACTCGACGAACTGCTCGACGAACTGGACGAGGATGATGACGAGGATGATGGGAGAGCCAATGTTGTGCCCTTGTTGAGATCCACCTCGACGAAACCCTCTCCGGCGATGGCGGGCTTCGAGCACATCCCAACGCAGAAATCGAGATGCGTACCGGCGACCGCCTTGGTATTCGCCTGATTGAGACTCGCGTCCCAATAGACATCCGCACCGAGTGCAAATGCGACCGCCGCTTTCTTCACGTTCACACGGCCGTAGATGAGAACCGGCTTCGTTTCCCCGGAAGCATTGGCAGCGAGAGACATCGCGGCGATGCGCTTTCCGCTGGTCATCGGAATGGCGATCATCTCTCCGACGGCGATGGTTGCCCCGGTGATGTTCGTGTAATTGATCTGCGTTGCCGCATCGACAACTTGGATCTCGATTCCTTCGCGCGCCATGGGGCATCTCCTACGTCAATGTGAAAGAAAAGGGCGCGTCCCCTCGCGCCCGTCAGTGATCGCTTACGTTCAGCTCGACGAACTGGAACTGCTGGACGAGCTGCTGCTCGACGAACTGCTTGAGCTGCTGCTCGAACTGGACGACGACGGCATACTGGTGGTCGTGCCGCGGTTCAAATCCACCTCAACGAACCCGTCGGCCGCCGCCGCTGCCTTTGTGCACATACCGACGCAGAAGTCGCCATGCTGCGAAGCAATCGCCTTTGTGTCGGCCTGGTTCGCGCTGGCGTCCCAATAGACATCCGCGCCCTGCGCGAACGCGCGCGAGGTCGTCTTCTTGACGTTTACGCGCCCGTAGATGAGCACCGCGCCGGTTGCCGCACCGGCGATGGTTGCGAGCACCATGCCCGCGATACGCTTGCCGGTGGTCGTGGCAATGCCGATGATCTCGCCGACGGCCATAGCCGCGGCCGTGTTATTCGTGTAGTTGACCTGGACCGCTTCCTCAAGAACCTGAATTTCGATTCCTTCCCGAGCCATAATAGCCTCTCTTTCGGTTGTCGTGGTGAGAATGAGCGTGACAAGCATCGAAATGCGGGGCGCGATATTCCACGCGCCCCGCGCGTTCTCCAGGCGCTTATGCTCCCTGGTTGACGAACAGACCCCGGAAGTCCTCCGCTGCGAAAACGAAGTCATGCCGGACATACCACTTCATGCCATCCGCCTCGCCGATCTCCGAAGGCGCGGACGCCGTGTAAGGCGCGCTCGCTCCGTTGAGGGTATAGAGGGTGATGGTCCCGAGCTGCACGGGATCGGCCGCCAACCACCACGGCGCGGTCTTCGTCGCGCTCAGATTGTCGATCTCCGCATCCACGATGATGTCCAGATTCCGCGGGCGGCCCGGCCCGTAGATGTTGACGAGATCGGTGCCCGCGGTGACGGCGTCGGCGGTGATCGCCAGAAGCGCCGAGGAGAACGTCTGCGCGGCGAGCATCTCGTTGCGGTTGCCACATAGCATGTACCGGGGCCGGATGTTCGTTCGGATCGCAGCGGACCGGCCGCCATCGGGCGACGGGAGCGTCTGATTGGCAAACGCGACGAACGCCTCGTCCAGAGTGGTCTTGCTGATCGCGCCGGCGGTTCCCACGTTCGCGTGGGACGCCAGATTGAACAGCGCCACCGAATCTTCCAGCATCGTGGGTCCGGCAAAATTCGCATTGACTCCATTGCCGTTGAACAGCATGCCGTAGGCGAGCTTGTTCATCTTGCGGCGGAGGCTGCCGGTCATGCTGGCCGGGATGCGCGTGAACGCATTCAGGTCGTCGTTGATGAGCGCCTGCCGAGTGAGGGTGAAGAACTTTCCCCACGTCGAGAGCTTTGCCGTTTCCTTCGTATCGCTGAAGGTGCCTTCCTTCGGGGACTGCCCCTCGGGAATCTCCTCGACATCGGAGAAATCCGACAGCTTGGCGAGGTCGGCCGTCTTGAAATCGGACAGCGAACCCTGCGCGCACCATCTCGGGTACGTCACCGGCGCCGCATCCCATCCGCGCACGAGCGACTTGTTGAGCGTCGCGCCGAGGATGTTGGTGAAATCGTCGGTTTGCTGCGACATGCCGCCGCCGAACCGGGTCTGGCGAATGATCGCCGCATACACATCCTCGGCGGGCATGCGGACGATACCCTGAAGACCGGCGCGGGACAGGCACTCACGCGCGAGCGAGAGAAGTGTGGCGCCGCGGAACTCACTCTTGCGGTTCGCGGTGATCGCTTCGTTGCTCGAATCCATCCCGGTGCGCACGGCGAAGGCGTTGACGTGGCCGGCGCGAAACTTGTCCGTCTCGTCCTTCGCAACCTGCACCGTGGGATGCTCGGCGCCGGGGGCGACCGGAATCAACGATGAAGTCTCGATCCGGGAGAACTTGCTGGCGACTTCCTCGATGCTGAGATCTCCGTCAACCGCGTCCTCGATGACTTTTCCCTCGATGCCCATGCGGGCGCCGAGCTTGCGGATCGTGTCGATGCGGGCGCGTTCGGCCTTGCGCAACGCGCTCTTGTCAATCTGTTCCGTCGCGGGGGTCTGGGTTGCCACAGCGGCGACTTCCGGTTTCTCTGCGGGCATGGCGGTTTCCTCCTGCTTGAATTGTGATCGAAATGCGTCCATGATGGCGCATAACTTCCCCATGCGCGGATCATCTACGGACAGTTCGCGGTTTCCTGCAAAGCGTTTCAGATAGGCAACTCCATGCTCAACCGATTCCTCATCGTCAAGAAACCTGTCAAGCTGTGAACTTACGGAGGCCGAGAGCCCGACGGACTGCGAGAACATTCCGTCCCCGGTAGCCGGGTCGTCAACGGCGTCCACAGCGTACAGATATTCGACGCGAGCAAGCGGGAGAAGCGCGTTGCCTGCCTCGTCGCGTTGCCTGGTTCCATCTTCATTGAGTCGTTGCTCGGTCTTGCCCTTGAACACTATCGATACTCCGAAAGCATCAGGGTCGCTTTCGGCCAGTTGGCTTACGTATCCGCCGAGGTCTCCGTTCGGAGTATCGAATGAGCTTTCGTCAAGATGAAGATCGGCACGAACGCGATCGCCGTCTTTACGAAAGTTCTTTGCCCGACCGAGGTATGTCCCGAGCGCGTCGCTTGACATATCGGGATGACCAAAGCGGCTTTTCACGCCGTTCTTGGATTTGTTCCCATGCTCCACAACTTGGTTGAGCGTGGTATCGTCAATCTCCATGTCATGGCCTATGGCTTCGCCGATAGAGATCACTGAGAACCCCGCGAGGATATGTGCGGCCTTGTTCTCCGCGGTCAAAGACGCTTTGTCAATTCCCCTTGCGACGGAGGCTCTGAACTTTGTCTTTGATACCGGCATCTTCATCCTCCTCTGATTCGATGCTCAACCGAATTGTCTTCGGTCGGGCGAGGTTGTTACTCGACAGAACCGTCACCGCTACCGTCACTATTTCCCGAATTGTTTCCGCTTGGCTGCGGTTGATCTCCGGCTGTCGGTTTCGGTCCTGGAACTTGTCCGTTCGCATTTGTAGTAAGTCCCCTTTGCTGCATCTCGATGATATTCTTCTTTGACAAGATGTAGCCGGCTTCGTCCTCCAATTGGTCGATCTGGTCTTTCCAGTTCTGGCCCTGCTCGGAATAGAACTCATGCAGCGTCATCATCTTGTTGCCGTAGAGTTGGGAGATCGCCTGCACTTCGCGCGCGGGGTCGATGAAGTCGAAACCGGGAGAGGACCATTGTACACGGTCGTAGTATCGAGGGTCGGCGAGATAGTCGGTGAGCGAATATCCCGGTATGAGATTCGCCGCGAAGCATCTGTAAACGAACTCATGCCACTCGGTATCGCACACCTCCCGCGCGAACCATCCTTGCATCCCGCGAAACGCCTTCTGGTCCTCGTTCTTGTTGATCTTTCCCGATGCGAAAGATATGGCGTCAACGTCGCGGGTGAACGTCATATACGACACGCCGAACGTCATTCCGATTGTGTGAAGTATGAGCTTCTGTAGAGGTTGGAGAACGGCCTGGATCGAGTCGTCCGCCTGCACGATCTCGGGCTTGTCGCCCTTGTCGCCATAGTAGATCTTGCCGGGTTCCATCGTAATCTGGCTATTTGAATTGAGTTGCTTCTTGATAAGTCCCGCGGCGATGCTGTTCGGAACAAAAAGCCCGATCATTGCCTGCAATCTGCTGGAAATCAGTTTATCCTCGATGAGATGCTGAATCGCCCAGAGATACCGAAGCGCACTTGTAAACCACGGAAGACCGAGGTACTCCTCGGCCTGGTCGCTTTGGTAGTGGTGTTTCATGTACCGCCAGCTTATCGCCCTATCAACGCCCTTGATGCGGTACTCTACGGGGCGGCCGTTCTCGTCAAAGGAAATGCCGAAAAGCGTTTGTTTCACCGCGGGATTCGACCAGACTGTCGGCGCGCCAATGTCGTATCCGTCATCGAGGCGCAAGCAATTGATTACCTGCGTGGTCACCGGAAGAAGATGGCCGGCGGGCGCCGCCACCTTGTTCGTCAGGACGGTTCCACTCTTGACAATCTCGGCGAAGATCATCCGCTGGGCTTCGGAGAACGAGCGCTTCCCCGTGGCGTCCCATTCGTCGTGATATCGTTCCCATAGCCGGGATAGGAGCGTATTGAGTCCCGTGACCGGCTGGCCGTTGTACATCTTGACGCGCGGCATTGGCTTCATCCCGCCGCGGATCACGTTGTTGAGCAGCGTATTCATGATCCCTTTGGCGTGGGGATCGTTATCGACCTGGGAGATACTGCGGGCAACGATGGTGCGCCAGTTCGCCCGGACGTTCCAGTATGGCGTATCGTAGTGCGTGGACCAATCGGCGGAGATCCGGCTCGTGTCGGCTGCTTCATGATGCGCGAACTTGTAGAGTTTTCGGAGATCCCCGAGGAAAGACTCGATGTTCTCGACCTGGTATTGATGCGCGGGCAATCCCCGGTGCATCGCCCGAATATCGGACATCAGAAACTTGACCTGTTGAAAGAAGGTAGGTCGGCTCATTTCCCTATGTCGCCTCGCTGAAGGCAATAGGGATTGAGCCGCCGTACTCGGTGGAGTTCGCCTGGCCTTGCGCCCAGTCGTAGTGCTTCTGGAGAGATTCGAGTGAGGCGAACTGGATTGTCCGCCCGTTGATGCTCACGGAGATGGCGCCGTCTCGCCCTATATTAGCAACGAGAGCGGCCTCGACGGCAGATAGATACGCGGAGTCGATTGCCAATGCAAAGCCCTTTCGGGTAATCTGCGATTGGCACAAAGATAATACGGCTGGAGCGAAAACGAAACAATCGCCGAATTAATTGGCAAATAAATTCGACTATGTCATATTGATATTATAGGATCGTCGTCACTCTTTTTCACTTTCTCGAACAGCACCATAACCCCTTCGATGGGTCCGAGATTGAACACCGCCCGGTATGCCCAGCCCTCGCGCCGCATATCGTTCAGTTGCTTGATGAAGGTGCGGTGCCAAGCGCCTTCCATGCGCAGGTCACGGTAATATTCGACCGAGCCCGCGGGCCGGCCGCGCTTCGGCTTCGACGTGAGATCGATGAAAGCCTGTTTCGCCGCCTCTCGATCTCCAGGCGGAAGCATTCCGGTAGTTGGCCCAAGCGTCTTCTCGTTTTCCATCACCATCCTCCTTGTTTGAGAAAGTCTCTCACGGTTCCGCCCATGTAGTTGCTCTGTATTTCCGGGGCTCCGCGCCCATGGTTTGCGTCCGCTGAATTCTCAACCGCCGGTTTCTGTTCCTGCGCATGATCGTATGCCGCGACAACCGTCTCGTCGAAAAGCTGCTCCTGAAGATTCAGAATCAGCGATGCCCCGACAATGTAATTCTCGCAGTCTCGGAAATGGTCCGGCTGCCCGGAGGTATCCCCACTGATCCAGCGCTTCCGCTTGTTCCCGCGGGGGTCCGTGTATTCCTCATCGTACTGGTTGAGCACCTGTTCGAGGTACGCCGGTTGAATGTCCTCCGGCAGATGCCAGAGGCTCGTCTCCATCTGCTTCTTGACGATGCGCGAAAGCTGTTCCGTGTTGCCGAAAAAGATCCCTGATTCTTTTCGATCGATGAGTTGGCCTTTGCTGGCGCTGCCGATGTATGCGCCGAAAAACCCGCTATGGGATACGATGTAATCAACGTCTTTCGAGCGATGTCCTCCGCGGTCGATGAGCCCGAAAAGCATCTGGACTTTGCGCCCAGATTTCTTCTGGTAGGGCCAGCGATGGATTTCCTTGTTAAGCGTTGCCCATACCTCGGCCGGGTTTGCGTTCATGTCGATGTTCATGTCACACGCGACGAACTCGCACCGGACAAGCCATGATTCCATTCCCTTGCCAAAGCCGCGGACGATGAAATAAAAACCGTCGTCTTGGGTGTCAACCCCGCAGAGAAGAAGCGTCACCGCGTCGGGAACGTAGGCGTCCGGGCCGTATTGGAGGTATTTCTGCGTCTTGCTCTTGAGCCACGATTCCTGCCCGCGCTGCGAGAAGACGCGGATCCACCGCGCCATGTCCTCATTTTGGTAGGTCGCCAGGGCGTTCGGGTCCGGGGAATGCAGCGCCTCGAAGTATCGGGCCAGGCATTCGGCGGATGAGTATGATGTGTCAACGAGGCGGTTCCAGTTGTAGACAACGCGGGTGGCGCGCGTCCGACCCCGGATGATTCCCTCGGAGTAGGATTCGCCTTTTGCCAACCAGGTAACGCGATCGTTGATCGCCAGCCGTTCGGTCTCCGTGATGGTCGCTTTACATTTCGGACACTCAAAGCGCGCGGCCTTGTCCAAGCGAATCCGGTTTGCGTCGTGATCGTACTTTCCTTCCGCGTTCGGGAGTTCCTTGATTTGCGCGTCGGAATATTCGATCCATTCCAAGCAGTGTGGACATGGGTAATGCGGGGTGAGAAACAGGACCCCCGATCGGTGCGTCTCGGTGAATGATTTATCACCCTCCTCGATAGGACTTGTCTCGAAGACAGCCTTGACCTTGCGCCCGAGCATCCGGGATGCCTGCTGCCGTCCGAAAAGCATCTTCACCGGATCAAAATTCTTGTTCTGCCATTTCGCCAATTCTGATCCGTAAATGAACCCGGCGTTGTAGGATGCCAGGTCGCTGCGCACGTTGGCGCTTGCGATACGGATGGTGATATGGGAGAGCTTCAGGCGACGCTTTGTGAGTTTTGAATCGTCGCCGTCCCAGAACTTCCGGATGCACGGAATGCCTTTGATAAGTGGCTTGATGCGTTCGTCGAACACATCGGCGATGGTCTCCTTCTTGGCATAGCAGAACATCATGTTGAGCGTCTCGAACGCCATGAACCACGCGGCTATCACCTCGGCAAGAAGGGATTTCCCGGTCTGGACGGGGCCGACGAGAAATACCTCGTCGTAGATGGCGATCGCGTCGAGCGGTTCCCGTTGCCAGGGGAACAACTTGAGGCGGCCCTGCACCGCATAGGCGCTTGACATCCGAAAGTCACGCTCCGCCCATTCGGATATCCGCGGGCGATCGGGAACCCTGAACGATTCCGAATGGTCCTTCGAGTAGACCGGGAATCCGGATTTCTCGAATTTCCAGCTACTCGGTTTTGATTGGCTCACCTGTCTCTCCCGCGTCCAGTTCTGTGTGCGGCGTTATCGGGCGTGATCCTTCAACAAACGCTTCGAGCGCTTCCTTGACGAATCCGTCAACCACGTCCAAGACTCTGCCGGCGTTCTCCGGCGCCGAGCCCATGGCCGTCAGAAGCGCGTTGATGTTTCGCTTCCATGCGTCAGTCCAGAACGTGCGCAGCGCGATCGCCTGTTCTTTGGCAACCTGTTCCACGGTGTGCCGGTCGATCGTCTCGTCGCGCGCCTTCTGGATCCGCACTTCGAGCAGTGAATTCTGGTTCTTAAGTCGTTGCGTCTCCTCCGCATGTTTGGCGTCGGCCGCCTGGTCCTGATACAAGTCCTTGAGCCGGGCCCGGTGCCATGACCAGACCCCAGGGACCGAAAAATGAAACTGCCGTCGCCGTCCGCGGGGCGCCTGGTGTGGGCAACCCTCCTCCCGCCACTTGTCGATCGCCTGAGTAGTCACCCCGAGCAGCATTGAGAGCGATTTCGTCGGGCATGACTCCGGGTCGATCTTCTCGAGAATGGTTGCGTTTTTGCTACTCATGGGTGCGTTATCGCTACCTTTTTCCTACCTGGTTCGTAATTTCTCATTTTTGCGAAAATCTACCGAGCTTCGGCTAC